ACTTGTGCATGTCGTTCCATCCACCAACACCTGTTTCAGCACGAAGGTCGTGTGAAACTTCTGGGTGGATACCTGTCCAGTAAAGTGAACCTTCACGAGGGACAGCCTTGTTAGAACGAAGTTTAGCCACAGCACGGCGGATATTAGCAGCAGTGATTGTGTCTGATGATGTGATTGTTGCAGTTGATGTGCGAGAACCACCATAGATAACATTGTCGCCTTGGCGCAATGTGTTCATTGCTAAGCGGTCAAGTGAGTCAGCCATGTTGTAAGCGATGATGTCTGCAACTGCAGGGTCAACATCTGATAGTGAGAACAACTGTAGTTTACGAGTAACGAGTGAGGCATTGCCGTATTCGTTAAGTGTAACTGAAACAGTTGTTACATCTGATAGTGCTACTGCATCTGGGTCAGTTGTTTCTGACAGTGATGCCGTTGCAGGTGCAAGGTCGTTGTAAATTGAGAATACAACACTTGAACCTGGCATTGCCTGTTGAGCAGGGCGCTTGTCGGCTACTGAACGAATCAGTGGCTGTGAACGAAGCGCAAACTCTACATAGCGGTCATACGCGGTTTTGATTAAGCCAGCGAGTGCTGACGAATCTGTGTATGCCATGTGGGTTCACCTCCTGGTGATTGGTAGTTTGAGTTATTGAACTGAAACACCGAGTAATGCACTGAGTTCTGCAGCACTTGTAGCGTTAAGAATCTTTGCCATTGAATCTTCATCTACTCCTGGTGGAGTACCTGTTGATACAACATCGTTGATTCTTTTTTGTGCTTGTAGTGCTGGGTTGTTCGATGCCTGGCTCTCGCCTTCTTTGGCATCTTGGTTAACACCGAATACATCGCCGTACTCATTAAGCCAGTTATTAACTGCTTCTTCCGAAGCATCTAAGTCCTGAGGTATGAACGCTGCGACCTTTGGGTTAATACCCTTTGCAGTCAACACATCCTTTACGGTGCGTTGACGAGTCTGATTCTTTAGAGTTGTTGCTTCTACTTCGAGTTCTTTTAAACGCTTTTCTAGCGTTTTGTTTACTCTGCGTAGTTGCTTGACAACATCCTGAGGTTCAAAGTCCTCATCGAAATCGTCATCGTCATAATTGGTAGCCATCTACCTATCTCCCTTGTTAGTTGTTGTATTCGCAATCCACACCACGGTTCGGGGAAACCATGCTGGCTATTGCTCCTAGTCTTGTACGCCCCCCTGGGCTAGTCGGTCAGGGTGGGGATTCTTATATGTTGGAACCAGTGCGAAGTGAGCCTGCGCTCAATCCGCTTGAGCCACCGAAGCGTGCTTGCTCTCGCTGTGCTCGTTTTTCTGATGCAAGTATTGCTTGCTGGTCGCCTTCTATTGTAGCAGCCAATGCTTCTCTATCTGAGTATTTACCTTTTTCAAGATAAGAAAGTCGTGACTGTGTTGCAGCAAGTTGTGCTGCTCGACCGAAGGCTTTAGTCATATCTGATTGGCTAAGTTTTGCGTAGGTATCCTTGACACCAAGTGCTTCTGCTTCTTCCATACCAAAATCATTAAAGCCGTATGTCTTACCAATACCTGCGATTGAAGCAGCCTTAGCAGACTTTTCAAGCAATGGCAGTGCAGCATCTGCGTTAAGGAAGTATGCGGTGACTCCACCTTCGCCCACCTTGTAGAAGTCCATAAGAGATTTGCGGATGTTTGGGTCAGCAGCACGGGCTAAGTCTTGAGCCAACTGCGCTCTGTCCTGTACTTCCTTTGGAGATACTTCGTTGCCAATCATCTTTCCAAGGGTTGCACGGTCATCGTAGAAACCAGCAGGCAAATCAAAAAACTTAAGAGTTTGGACTATTTGATTCTCAAGACCAATGTATGTCTTTTCGTCAATAGTACGGTTCTTCTTACGAAGTGCATCCATGCCAGGAAAGCGTAGTTGGTACGCTGGTTGGTCATAGATGTCAATAAGAGTTTGTGCCTCAGATACATCGTTGATGATGTTGTTTGTAATAAATGTAGCAAAGGCAACATCTTCAATACCTTGAGCCTTAAACAAATTGATTAACTTGTCAGAAGCCTTTACCTTGGCTGCATATTTATTCTCAGCATCGGTTGTAGTTGCCTTTGCCTCGCCTGCTTTAAAAGCCTTGTCAATATCAGCCTGAGTAAATCCACCAGAGAATCCTGTAGCGCCGCCTGGCATACCGCCAGTGGCTCCTCCGCCACCTACCTGCCCTGGGTCAACGCCACCACCAGTAGCAGTCTGGTTTGTGTTGGCACCCTCACCCTTGGGGGTTTCATCCTTAGGAGTCTCATCTTTAGGCTTTTCATCCTTGGGAGTTTCATCTTCGGGAGTAGGTGTTGGAGTAGGTGTTGGAGTAGGTGTTGGAGTAGGAGTCTTAGCAGCAGCAGGCTTGATGTTAACAAGCGTGTTGCTAAAAATAATGTTGCCACCCTTATATTTAGGGTCCTCTTTAAACTTTGGGTTTAACTCAAGAAGTTTTTTAACCGTAGTGTCATTGGCTTTAGCAATAGCGCTAAGGGTGTCACCCTTTTCAACTCTAACGGCTGTATCAGGTCTTGCTTTATCTGGTACTGCCATTATGACACCATCCCAAACTTAGTCAACATTGCTTTGCCGTAGTTCATATAAGTCTCATCGGCATTTTTTGTGTATTGCCAACGCTCATCTGCTTTAATCATTTTTGTTGCTTCCCAAAGTGGGCGAGCAATAATCTTGCTTGGGTCCTTAGGGTCAACAGATTGAAAAATCTTTCCATCTTTAAACAGCGGGTCATCCCAGCGGATAGTGTCAGGGTCAACCTCAAGTAAGTCTGCAGCCTTTTGACGGTAGTTAGATGTCAAATCCCAAAGGGTTACACCTGCATTAATTTGGTCTGCAAAGACTGCATATTTAGTAGCAGTATTCTTGCGAATCTCTGCTTTAATGTCATCAACTGATGAGCGAACACGAACACCGTTTTTGTCTGTAAGACCCATAAGGCGTTGCGTAAAGTTTGTTCTATCTCCAGCGCTAAGAGTCATACCCATAGTCTGTGCCCAATCAGCAACATCCTGAGTCTGCGCTGAGTAAAGCCCACCCTTAATCTTTTTAACAATTTCAGTGTTACTTGTAATAACACCCTCAAGTTGTGAAGGAGTCCAATTATGAAGGTATGCGTTTTCACCCAAGGCTGCTAAATAATTAGATACCGCAGGGTCAGATGCATCTAAGCCAAGGTCAGTAGCAGTCTTTGAAACTATTTGACGGTATTCATTAACACCTTCACGATAGTTATTTTCTCCACCTTTAATACGGTCAAGAAGTTTTTGAGCCACTGTTGGTCCGTTTAAACGGTACCACTCAGTGTCGTTAATCATCGTTGCAATGGTTGCAGCATCATATTTAAATGAGCCGTCAGTGTTGCGAACCTTTTGGTAAACAGCATTAAGTTCGGGAATAGTTGAAAGCGCAGTAATAATCCATGTTGCCATAGGAGGTGCTTCTGTTTCTACAATACCAGCCTTGTATTTTTTGCCAGCGTATTCACCATTAAATGCTATTTTGTCCTTGTAAAGGATACCGTTAATTGTTTCAAACATTACGATTTAAGTCCTAACGCTTTGACCAGAGCACTACCAAACACATCTGCTGTTTGGAACTCTGCGTATCGTGGGTCTTGTTTTGCAAAAGCCTCAGCATCTGCAAGAACATCTGACTGACCATAACCTGGTGTTGATTTAACTCTAGTTGTATTACCAGTAGTTGTGCGTACTGTTTTGCTTGGATTCTTTGCTTCCTTCTTGCGAACATCAGCAACAAACTTATTTATTACTGCATCATCAATGTTTGTTAGACCAAGAGAAGCGCTTAGTTGGCGCTTAAGTAGCGTTGTAATATCAGCCTTAGCCATCTGACTATCATCAATAGTAGTAGTAGTCTGGCTACCGCTTCCTGTTAATCCTTTTTGAATATCAAGTAGTTGCCATGGGCTAACCTTGTTACCAGCACGAGAGTAGTCT